AAAAAATCGTAACTGCATAAATTTAATCCGGGGGCTTCGGCTCCCATACGAAAGGAAATTGAAATGTCAACTTACTACCAAGACCTTGCAAAAAACAATCCAGCCAAGTTTGCTGATTTGAAGATCGCTGGAAACTCTGACAAGACTGCTCTCAAAAACATGATACGAGCTCTGCAGATCCTGCCCGGTCTAAACACTCCAGCCGATGAGATCCGTTTAGCTGCTGCAAAGCGTTTGCTCCGTAACAGGTACTAAAAATATTTTGTTGTATTTGTTCCAAACCGAATGATTCTTGAGGAGCGCAGGGTTAGCCTAGCAGCATCTTGAGCTTTTTATCGCCATCCTTGATCCTGCCTTCAGCGACAATCTTCTTAGCGAATGAGATCATTCTCTCCCGCATAGCAGCTCTGTCGGTGTAGTCAGGAACTTGGTCGATCTTGCCTTCGGTTAAATAAGGAGGATCTCCGGTGTTGTTGTTGACAATCGTAATGTTGACTCGTTTGTCACCCTTGTAATGCTCGGCAATCTTCTTAATGTTTTCAGAAGCTTTGATATGAGCATCAAGCTGGGTATCCAATCGGACGGTCCGGGGGCGTTTCAAATTGAGCAATACGGCAAGGTCAAGAGACGCATTGGTGTAAACGATGTCCACGCCACCCTTAGTAATTTGAAGGGTTTGATCGATCTTGTCAGTAGAGGATTTAAAGTTGCCCAATACAGAATCAAAGGTCAAGCAATCTTCTTCAAGACCAAGCATATCTTTAGCCATCTTTTCAGATTCAGACTTGCCTGATCCACTACCGCCAGCCGTAAACATGGTGGCAGAGGTATCGTTGTTTTTCGCTTTTTGCTCGAGAGCGTCTTTCCAAATTACCTTGGACAAGTAAGAACTTGGCTCATGTACGGCTGCAGCCAATGATGGATCTTTTGCAAAATTTGGATCTAACTTCTTAACGAGGTCAGGATCTATTTTGTTTCCGAATGTTGCCTTGTATTCGGCAATCAGCTTCGGGGTGTCTTTTAGGATTTCTTCGTAAAAGCCGTCTTCAATACTTCGCTCATGGTCATTGAGTCCGGGTGAATGCTCGAATCCATGTTGGTCGACATATCCACCGTTAGGAAGCTCTTTGGTTTTTTTGAACCCGCTTGCTTGCGCTTGGCTGGATCCTGTCTTTTCCTCCAAAGGGAGATCTTTTTGAGCAGACTCAGGGGACTTTTCAGCAGATCCATGAGACTCACCTTTTACTTCTTTTTTTTTAGATTCTTTGGATTCAGGGGCTGCACTTGCGCCACCGGAACCGAATTGTCCGTTTTTTGCACGAGGATGATCTTCCTCTTTAAATTCTGCATCGTCTTGAGATACGCAATTAGGGACTTGCTTGCCGTCTTTGTCCTTCATGCCAAATTGCTCGTAACCTTCCCAGCAGGGATCTTTGTCTTGGGTTACTTGCAGCATCTTGCCAACAGGACCTTCGCCATCTTCAGGATCGGCAAAGTCTCCGTCAGTTGTTTTGTATGAGAGTTCCTCATTCTTTGGCAATGGTGTCCAAATACCGTCTTGCACCTTCTCGAAATCTTCCTCAGCGAGTTCCTCGCCTTCAGGGTCTTGATCTTCAAGAATACCGATTTCGTTGTAGCCGGACTGCTTGTCAGTTGCCACACGTTGACGCTCATCTTCGCTGCTGATAGCACCGGAGCCGATCAACGCTTGTCCAGCCTGAGCCTTAGCAAGGTTAGTCGCAGCCAATTCCTCGGCAGTTGGTGTATCGAGTGGAAGCCAGTTCAATGTAGTTTCGAGGTCGAGCTTTTTCTTGAGCTGTGGCTCTACAAAAGACTTGATAACCAGTTGATGATGACGCTCAGCGAATGGGGTCAGATCGTTTGATTGGATCGACTCCAGCATTTCGTGATAGCTTGCTTCCTCGTATTCGCCAGTGGCATTAAAGCCCTTCGGAGAAGTACCGAGCAGTTTAGTAGCTGGCACACCTGCAATAGCAGCCACAAGCTGATATTGGGTCATGATGAGGGAATCGAAGTCGGCTAGAGAAGTGTCGAACTGTTGGAATTCGTCACCTTCTTTATCGCCCAGTTTGACTCCGTAGTTGTCACGATAAGCAGCCCATTGCTGCAATCTTCCGATTGCTGCGTTGGTGTCGCTCATGACGGCTTCCATATCGGTTAGCCAAATTGTTGTCCGCTTGGACATTGCCAACTGAGGGGCTTCATTGGAAACTCGCTCGGCAGCATAGACTCGCTCCATGATCTGCTGAGTCAATGGCACACCGCCATAAATGTATTGGGGCTTGAGTACGTCTACTGGCTCGGCATGACGGAAAATGATTAAGTGGCTACGGTGAACCTTCTTACCGTTGATGATCCACCAAGTCGGCTCGTAGAAGTGCAGGGTATCCGGTTGGCTGGCAGAAGCACCGTCCAGCATTGGAGCTGTCCAGTACGGGTCAACTTGTACGATCCCTTTATAGGAACCTGCAGTCACGCCATCAATGTTGAAAGGCTTCTCGTAATAATCTTTGTCAGTCGAAATGACTTTAAACATTGCAATGCGAATGCCGAAAATTCGACCCTTACGGATGAATTCACGCATATTGAAATTGAGCTTGTACGCTTTGTCGTAAGCCTTGATGATCTTAACGGCTTCAGGATCTAGCTCGTCACCGTCAACGGTAACTACGTTGTAGCCCTTACGGATAGCATCATCGGCTGGCATAGCACAAGCCTTATTCACTAACCAGTTTTGCGCCAAGATACCGCATAACTGAGCACCGATAAAACCTTGTGAAACATACCAGCCAACTACTGCATCGGAAACGGTATTCATACCGTTTGCGTACATTTTGAAATTAGCTACTCCATTGCTGGAGTCATCCATAGCGTATTCGCCATAGAACGCTGGCTGAGTCTTTTTGATCGCTTCCAAAGAGTCAGCCAATTTGAATCGTTTAGCATCGGGATCGAGAATATCGAACGCATGAGTGCTGAATAGGCTTTTACGAGCCTTGGGCTTAATAGGTTCTTGTTGAACCTCTGTCTTTCCTTTTAGCCACTTAAACATAAAATCCTATCCAAAGAAACTCTTGCGAGGAATCATTATTTCAGAAAACGCTCTTGATAACGAGTCCACTTGGTCATCATGTGATCCATTGGGGAATATTCGCATTTCGTTTATCAAGGGTGCATTCCAATCTCCTCGAAGCATTAATACGTTACCAATATTAACTTGAGCAGCAAACGGCTCTGCTCTCGTGATTTTGTCGCCCGACTCGGGTGAGCTTTTGACAGTATATCCTGACAATGCTCGGGTTAGGTACAAGACTTGCGTTTTACCTGCTTGACCGGGATCTTGCGGAATGCTCACTTTGACGGCTTTTCCATCAAGTGCAGCCGTATTAACCATTGCTGCGTCACGCTGATCGGGACCCACACGCAGTCGAACCATATCTGCAATAACAAACCTGCCATCCGATAATCGCCCAAGTTTTCCTCCCGCAGTGTAGTCACCGTCTGTAGTGCTGGCTAAGTCCCAGCCCCTGCACCATTTAATTTCGCCAGCAGGTAATGCGTCCACGATCTGTATTTGATCGGGTTTAAACAAGTCTCCGTCTAGTGGAGCAGGTCTTTGTTGATAGAGAGCTGCCCACGTCCTCGGATTACTTTCAAATTGCGCCCAGTGCTTCTCATCGAACCATTCGGTCCAAAGGTATTCACCGATCTGTCTGCCAAGGGGATCTCCCTCGTTTTCGCATTTAGCGGGTAAGCAGACCACTTCCCAGTAGTTGCCGTCCTTGCAGAGAATCCTGCCGGACTCACCTTTCCAGCCATCGGGAAGTATTCGTCCAGCGAGGTCATCCTCGTGCCAACGGGTTTGAATGAGGACAATCCAGCCTCCCGGTATCAAACGGGTCTTTAGATCATCCTCGAAAGCGTCATAGGTTTTATTACGGATTGTGTCCGAATTAGCTTGCTCACGTCCCTTGATAGGGTCATCAATGATGATTCCATGAGCTCGATTACCAGTAACGCCCCCGAGAATACCGCAAGCCATGTATTCGCTGCCGTTGTCCAGTGAGAACTCTTGAGCAGCCGAAGACTCGACTGTCAGCCCAGTTCCGAAGATTCCTCGGTATCTAGGCTGCTTAATGATTGATCGGGTGCGTCTACCCAGTTTTCGGGCTAGATCGTCACCATAGCTGGCTAGGATCACCTTACGGTTTGGCTGAGCCCCAAGGTACTTACTGGGGAAAACTACTGAGGCATAGGTCGATTTGGCACTGCCCGGGGGCATAAATACCATCATTCGACCATACGGAGTATTTGCTACTTCATCTAGCTTTTGCAATAAAAGCCGATGATGATGAGCCATCGTGGTTTCGATTGGCTCAAAGAATTCAGTGTCGGGATCGTCTGTGGACGGTTTACCCGGTACATCAATAGCGTTGGCATACTGCAGAATGTCTGCACGAGCCCTGCGCCTGATTAGGACTTCCTTAGCTGCTTCGGCTTGCGATGGCAAGGAGAGCCTCGTCTGTCATTTCCCGCAGATTTGAGTCTTCGGTACTTGTGAATTTCTGCACTTGTTCCTTGTTTGCATTGAGCAATCCCAAGGGAACTTTGCTGGCTTCGTTTGCCATGTCTTGCAATGCGCTCACCGTCTTGAGTGCGACCATGCCTTCGCCAGTCAGGAGGTTTTCCTCATTCACTGTATTGAGCTGCTGATTTGCCAGTCTCGATAACTGATTGGCATTTATGGCTCCGAACTTACCTGCGCTGGCTAGGTTCGTACTGATCGCTTTGAGGTCATCCACAAAGTTTAGTACGGTAACTTGTTCGGAAACAGGTAAAGCCTTTAAATTCTGTTCAGCCGTAACTAATTGATTTGAAACGGATTTCATTGTTCGGATTCGTTCGGAAAGCCGTTCGCTGATCGATGTCTTACTCACCCCGTACTCTCGGGATAGATCCGCAGCCTTCTCGCCCTTGAGCATTCGGCTTTTGATTTCTTCCCACTGTTTGTCAGTGAGCTTTGAAGGACGTGCCATTAGCTGACTATTCCTTTCAGCGTATCGAAAATATACGATTTATTGCCCAAAATGTATCCAACTTTATTGACTCCCAAACTGGGATACAGTTTATCCATGATTGGCAAATTTACCATGATATTTCTCTATCAACGGGGGTGGTTAGGCAGACATTAGAGGATGTGAGAAGTAGAGAGTTTTTCTGCCTTCTGCTCTACAGTTCAAAATCACCAAATCTACACCCCCCACCTTAATCTGCTTCCACGTCTTCGTTTTTGTAAAGTTTTTGATCTGTTTTGTAAAGTTTTGATTGCAGCATTGTCAAGTTCTTAGCTTGCTTCCACGCTTTCTGAGCCACTGAGTCTGCCTTCTTGTAAAAGTTTGCCCGGCTGATTCCTACCTCGCTTGCAAGGACCTTAATCGGGATCTTGCGTCCATTCCTGTATCCAGCCGAAATGTAGACCGCATAAAAAGCAATCTGCTCCACTGGATCAAAGCTGTCAATCACCAAAGTAAATGCTGGGAAATACTTGTTTAACGGATAGTCGACTTCATGAGTGGCTGATCCTTCATTGAGCACCTTGTCAAAGCCGGGTGGGAGACGGGGACCGCCATACCTATGCGCTTTGGCATAGTGCCAAAAATTTACGCATATCTCCTCAAATTCAGGATCGGTAAACTGTCTGCTCATGCTTTCCTTTTAAGGTCCCGGTTACATTTATCCGGGGTGCGAAAAAGGAATTAACGCACTGATTTGCGTCAATCTTAATCGATCACTTATCATCCCGCAAATCTTCCAGTGGTGATTTCCAGCAAATATTCCTCGGTGAGTCCGTAAACCGACTCGAATTTTTTGCGCCCAAGTCCATGAATACCGGAATTACCAGTATGGTGCTCGGGACAGAGGGGGATGACTGGAGCATTACTGCGCTTCCCGGCTCTACGGATGTGATGAATGACAGCAGGGCTTCCTTCTCCGTATCCGAGGTGAATGCAAAGGATGCACCCGAGGCTTGCAAGTTTGTCAAAATGTTCTTTCTGTGCTTTAGTCGCCATACTTGTACCCGTAAGCCAACTGGCAAAATTGCTTTTCAACGCTATTGCTTGACTGCCAAAAAATATCAACTGGACAATTATCCCGGTAATCCAAAAATGCTTTGACAGCACAAAGCAATATGACCATGCAGATAATTAGTTTAGCAAGATTGAGAATGTCCTTCATAGTAACGCTTCCTCAAATTGTGACAAATCTAATTTTGGTTTTGGTTTGCGAACGCATTTAAACGTCCAGCCGGGACGCAAAGCGCAAACTGCAAGAGCCTCCTCTTGTCTGCCAACAATTCGCATTACTTCGTTGTCTTCGTTTTTGATAACGTACATTGCATATCCTTTCGTGAATATATTCTTATCATACACTTAAATCTTTATCGACTGCCCATGCTTGGATGTATTCAATCAGCTCGATCATTTCGTTGACCGACAGCTCCGAGGTCCTACGGAAAACGATGTCGACCCCATGACCGTCTAAAGCTGGCAGCATTTCGATTGGTTCGCCACGAGCTCGAAGCCATGCAGCCGTCAATAATCGTTTCCAAGTCTCTACGTCTCGCTTTGCGCCAGCCCATTCAAGTGCTTTGGCAATATCGGTTAGCAGGGCATGAAGCTTGGCATTCTGAGCTAGGCTGCGGGTAATCGGTTTGATCTCAACTGCGTAACCTTCCGGGGCTTCTGCTACGGCAATTTTTGCGTTTGACCTAGCAACGTCATGAGCCAATATTAAATATTTTCTCAAAAAGTAGGTCCTCCAAAAACTTCACGCTCTAGGTATCTGCAATACTGGTTTTGGTGCTCAATGTGCTTCAGTAGCTCATCATACTTCGTTCTCCAGTAATCGGCAGCTTCTTTTGCAACTTGAAGTTCGGTTATAGCCACACCCCCCAGTCTCCCCGGTTCCCTAGCCTCCACTGGACGATGAAGTCGCTTTCGCACTTGAGCCATAGTGATCTTGACCTTTCCGTATTCACCCATCTTCTAAATTCCCCCAATCCCCATTCGTGTCTGTATTTCAAAAGCTGCCGTACAAGGCAACGGTGTTTATGCGTTTGCTCACTGATCGCCATTGATCCGGTCCGGGTGATACTGGTAGGACCATACTTCCTTCCGAGCTCTCAAAGTTGTATTTGGCACGATTTCCCGAGTGATATACCGTTGTTTTCGCAGGTGGCACAAAGCCATTGCGATTGCAGCAGAAGTCAAATTGGTTTTTTCTCGGATCGCAGATAGGGTCAACGGATTTTTTTCTTTGACAAATACGGCTCGGACCTTTACCAGTGCGTTTGAGCTTTGCTTTTCCATTTACTTTCCCCTCATTGCAACAGATTTTTGTTTGAATGAGGAGGTGAATTCCCTCAATTTTTCGAGTGCTTCCTCTCTTGCCTTAGCTGATGCAGCGATCTCGGCTTGAGTTGGCTGCTTAGTGATTATGGTATTTGGCTTGCTAGGAATCCTCGGACCTTCTTTGCATAGGTTTTTAAAAGCCAATGCCGAAGGTGGGAACTTAGGGTCCATGTGCAAAAGGGCATAATCAATCTTTGGCTTGTAGGTCGCATGAACTCCCAGCAACTCCAGCCAAGTCTGACGGACCAATCCATGATCTACCCCATCCCAATGACGCATAAAAGCAGCTCCGTAGATTGCACCCATGCGCCCAAAAATGTAATCCAAGCCGTCTTCAGGCTGGCAAAAGTCACTTTCCAAGTAGTCGGGCATTGTTGTCTCCTCCAATTAAACCTCGGGTTAACCCTGACATTACTTCCTGATTTCGAGTGCCAGCCGTCTTTGACTGGTTCCTGTCCTTCAGCCAATCCGCTTTAAAGCCCCTCCAGCCGTTCTGACAGCAGAGTTCTAAAACTTCCTGAAGGCTGATACCAGCTTTTGCTGCCTCTCGTTGTAGACCCTTTAAAGCCGTTTCTGTGACGGGTGCTTTTAAACCCTTCCTCAACTTTACGAAATCTTGAAAAACAGTTTCACTAACTCCGTCAGGAGTCTTAGTATTTATCTTTGGTTCTTGGTTATTGGTTCTTGGTTCTTGGTTATTGGTTCTTGGTTCTTGGTTCTTGGTTAGGATCTGAAACGTATCTGAAACCTGATATGATTTCAGTTCTGATTCCTTATCTGATTTCAGATCTGATTTCAGATCTGATTTGGATTCCCAACGGATGTGATTCGCTTTTCGTGCGGAATTCGCTTTAGATCGATACTTCGCAATTTCCTTGTCGGCTCTCTCATTATGCCAGCCGTCCTCCTGCTTAACGAAAAATTCCTCAAGCAAAGCCTCTACGATGTCAATGGTAGATTTGACTTTCCTAGCGACCAAAAGAACGCTTGTGAAGGGCTCCTCGCCTTGGTAATACAGATCCATCATCCTTCGGTAGGTGAGGTCTTCAGCATCGCTTAAATGGCTTGTATGCGATATGTAATCGCCTATGTGAAACGGGTAGAAGTTCATTGGGCTCCTTTCGTTGGTGCTTTTGCTAAGCTTCCTATCATACTCTAAATTTAAAATGGTAATACATTTATTTTTATGTGACGTTTGTAATCGTTTTAAACCTAATGTTACACTGGCTTGACTATGTGGACACCTGAAGACATCGAATTTTTAAAAACCAACTATTTAGCAAAAGGAAAAAAATGGTGTATGCAAGCTCTTGGCAAATCCGAGGGTCAAGTAAGGCATAGAGCTGCTGTTCTTGGTCTCAGGCTGGATCACAAGGGGGAATTCTGCGTTGCTTTTCAAAAAAAGAGGGGTCTTGCAAGAGCTGGCATTAAAAGACCGGAGCATTCAGCCATCATGAAACAAAAATACGCTGAAGGCATGACTCAAATTACTGATTGGGCTAAATCTAACGGAGAAGCTATCTCAAAAGCAGCAAAAGACAGGATTGCCAAAAACGGACATCCTCGTGGAATGTTGGGGAAAAAACATACGGATGAGGTCAAAAAAATGATTGGCAAAAAATCAGCAAGTCTTTGGGCAAACAAGACTTTGGATGAGATTGGCGATTGGGTTATGAAAGGTCAAAAAACTCGTTGCGCCAACGGAACCCTTGTCAATCCTAGGAAAGCCTCTTGGAAAGCTTCATGGAGAAATATTGGTGGAATTGATAAATATTATCGATCCAAGTGGGAAGCAAATTACGCTAGATACCTACAGTGGCTCAAAGAAAACAATCAAATAAAAGACTGGAAACATGAACCAAAAACTTTTTGGTTTGAGGGCATAAAACGAGGCTGCGTAAGCTATTTGCCTGATTTTTGGGTGCAAGAATTAAATGGATCTGAGTCCTACCACGAGGTTAAAGGCTGGATGGATGATCGAAGCAAGACAAAAATTAAACGTATGGGCATTTATCACCCGGATGTAAAGCTTATCGTTATTGAGAAAAATGGCTACAAATCTATAGAAAAAAGCGTTAAAGGATTTATTTTAGGTTGGGAGTAAAAAAATCTTGCGGGTCTAGGATTTATCATATATGATAGGAACTGTAGCAACAAATTTATCTCACGAAAGGATAAGACTATGAATTACGATTCTTGGCTCGAGCAGCCATACCAAGACCAATACGATGAGGACGATAAGATCGATTCTCAAGTTGAGGAGCTTATGGAGGAAAACTATAACCCTAACGACTTTAATAATTTTGTTGAGTCGATTAGCGAAGCTTCCAAAGATGACATTGAAACTATTGAAGACTACCTTCAACGGAAGGAGTATGATAAGTTGGGTCTGAAGCTTTGGGCAATATGCTATGAACGCATGGAGCAACAAGCTACAAACCACGCAGTAGAAAACCTGAATTCAGGTTATTTAGATTAATCCACGAAAGGAAATCATCATGAAAGTTTATCAAGCAATCAATGCAGTTCAAGCCGAACTTGCCAAAGTCGGTATTACCAAAAGTCGTACCAACACTCAAGGAGTTGGGTACAAGTTCCGGGGTATTGATGACATTTTCAACGCAATTAGCCCATTGCTTGCAGAGCACAAGCTTTGCATTCTGCCTCGGGTTATGGCTCGTGAGTGCGTTGAGCGTGTCAGCAAAAATGGTGGAGCTCTTTTCTACATTACCGTAGAGGTTGAGTTTGACTTTGTTTGTGCCGAGGACGGCAGCAAGCACACCGTCAAAACTTTTGGCGAGGCAATGGATAGCGGAGACAAGGCTACCAATAAAGCCATGTCAGCAGCGTACAAATACGCAGCTCTCCAAGCGTTTGCCATTCCTACTGTGGGTGACAACGACACCGAGAATCAAACGCATGAAGTTGCGCCCCGTACTGCGCCAGCTCCAAATCCAGCCCCGATCAACAAATCCCCATTATCTGTGACTCAGGTTGCCGACTTCTTGGCAACTATTGATGCTGCAGCCGATGAGGACGAGCTGACAAAAGCTTACAAGGCGGCTTACCGGGTTGCTCAAGCTCAAGGCGATCAAGCAGCCATCAAATCATTTATCACGAAAAAAGACGCTAAAAAAGCAGAATTGGGGATCGCATAATGACAAACCTTACTCTCTACAACATTGCCGACCAATACTTAGTCGACCTGCAAAAACTGCAGGACATGGAGATTGATGAGCAAACGTTTGCCGATACGCTGGAGGGTCTCTCCGGGGACCTAGAAGTCAAAGCGACCAACGTTGCCATGTTTGTTCGTAACCTTGAGGCTTCTGCGGAAGCTATCAAGAATGCTGAAAAAGCAATGGCAGAGCGTAGAAAATCGCTGGAAGCCAAAGCGGATTGCATTCGTCAGTATTTGCTGGACAACATGAACCGCACTGGCATTACCAAGATTGAAAGCCCGTACTTTGTTTTGAGCATTCGCAAGAATCCTCCAGCAGTTGAGGTTTTCAATCAAGACATGATCCCGGACGAGTATTTCGACATCCCTGAACCACCTGCCCCGACCTTAAATAAGAATCGTCTCAAGGAAGATCTGAAAGCTGGTGTTATTGTTGAAGGTGCTAAGCTGACTGCTGGACAGTCTTTGGCAATCAAATAAGGGGTTGATATGAAGCTTGAAAGCGTTTATCTCAGCCGGAACTCGGAAGGGTTCCTATCAGGCAGCGTAACCTTTGCCGGGGGCGTTCTTGAAATTAGAGTCAAGCTGGACAAAGAAAATACCGAGGAGATTATGGGGATAGTCTCTAAGGAGTTTATGAAAATATCCCAACAACTGATTCAATCTTCGGAAGGAAATTAAATGAATCTCAAAAAAGCAAAGCAACTTCGCAAGTCCCTTCGGGCTATGGGAGTTGAGCCCAAAGAAAAAATCTTTACCGGATCGGTTAAGAAAATGCAAACCAAGCTTGGACTTTTGGAATTCGTTCAATGTCAACTGACAAAGACTTGCGGACGCAAAGCCTATCAAGTTGCAAAGCAAGAGGGGATCCGTCATGGCTTCAGTAAATAAAGTAATCCTGATCGGCAATGTAGGTCGTGACCCTGAAACTCGCTATATGCCCAGTGGGGACGCAGTAACCAACTTGTCGCTGGCTACCACTGACAAATACAAGGACAAGCAGTCAGGAGAGCAAAAAGAAGCTACAGAATGGCATAGGGTTGCATTCTTTGGCAAGCTGGCTGAGATCGCTGGGCAATACCTTAAAAAGGGTTCCCAGTGCTATATCGAGGGAAAGCTTCGCACTCGCAAATTTACCGATGCCAACGGCATTGAAAAATATTCGACTGAAATCGTGGCAGAGTCCATGAAGATGCTCGGAGGAAAGCCAAGTGAAAGTGGCGCAGGTGGTCAGCCTCAGAATCAAGGGGCAGGTAGTGGTGGTCTAGGTGATATGGATGAGGATATTCCGTTTTGAGTTAAAATGGGCTTAATTACAAGGAGAGCGTAATGAAAGCCTGTTTTAAATGCCATTCCGTCAAGCCGTTAACTGATTTTTATAAAAACTCAGGAATGCCTGACGGTCATGTCAATAAATGCAAAGAATGTAATAAAAAAGACGTTTCGGAGTATAGGCAAAACAATATTGAGAAAATTCGAGAATATGATCGCCAGCGAGGAAAACTTCCAAGCAGGATCAAAAAATCGATTGAAGTGACTAAAGCATGGAGGACTGCCGACAAAAGACGTATGGCAGCTCACAATGCCGTAGCCCGAGCTCTTAAAAAAGGTTTGCTGATACCCAAGCCTTGCAGTAGATGCAGTAGTGAAGTGACGGTGGCTCATCATGAGGATTACGACAAGCCACTGGATGTAACTTGGTTATGCCAAGCTTGTCACAAGCAAAGGCATATTGAATTGTTGTCTTAAAAAAGAAAATCGTATGAAAAAAGCACTAGCCGTAGTATTGTTGACAGTATCGTTTGCAGCAGCAGCTTCATGCCCTGTATACGCTCCGTACCGTTGCACTCCCGGATATAACGGGAAAATGGTTTGTAGCTGCGGAGGCTAAGCTTCACTGAGGCAAAAGCGGATGCCATTTAATGCTTATGACTTGGGAGTGGCATACCAAGATGGACGCAGCGAGTAGCCTCACCTTATAATGGCACTACCTTAGCTTTGCAGCAAAGGTGGTTGCCAAACCTCTATGGGGGTGTCATTCAGGGCTGGTATCCCTAAAATCTACTACTCAGCGCAATGCTGGATCCTTTCGTGGTTTGACACCCCCACCCTTTTTGCTAAATAGCAACAAAATCCAAAAATAAATGTTGACACTGTAATACTCCTATGTAATACTGCTCATGTAGTTTGATTTTTCATGTAGTTTGATTTTTTCACGAAAGGAAATCAAAATGAACCAAGACTTTGACCTCCAATGTTACGGCTGCAACAGTGCCGAATTTATTGCTCAAATCCAAGGCTGCATTACTTATAAGTTAAGCGGAGCCAATATGGTTGTTGCTGGCTTGATGAGCGATGCGCAAGAGGAAATGGCAATGGGTGCAGTAGAACGTGCTCGTCAGACTTTAAATCGTGCCAAGTTGATTCTTGGTGAAATCATGGACGGCAATTTATAAACAATGAGGGGGAATTGAAATGAGAGACTATCGAGACCAACGTTTGTATCAGGGTGACTTGCTGGATAAAAAGACTCCAGTATGGCTTGAATACCTAGGGGCAGCTATCTTGGGTGCGATCTTGGGAGCCATGTTCGCTTATGGAATATAAGAAGTTTAATCAAGAGCTCCATGACGTTTGCGACCCGCCAGCCCGACAAGCTGTGACTGAGTGGGTCAAAATGAAGTGGGGACTGACTTGCATAGAAAATCCCGATAAATATGCAGTTGATTTGATCGTGTATAGAAAAGATCAGATCTGTGGATACATTGAGGTGGAGACAAGAGACTGGGGGGTTCGGCATTGCCCCTATGACACCATTCATATAGCTCAGCGAAAGGAAAAGCTTTTCACCAATCCCGGCACTTTGATCTTCGTGACTACCCGAGATTTTGAGAATGCGTATTGGTGTACGGCAGAGGACGTAAAAGGAAGCCCATTGATTGAGGTTCCGAACCGAGCAGTCAAACGCCACGAATATTTTTATGACGTACCGATTGAGTTGTTTAAGTACGTTATTTTGAACCTTCCGTTTTAGGAGGCTGCAATGAAGATTATTTCCAAACCGAAAAAGGAGAAGCGCAATGACTAACGAGCATATTTGGACACCTGCAGGAACCGATGTCACTATTCGCTGGAGAATGAACGGTTGGGTCCCGCCTTCAGAGCAGCAGGTCTACAGGGATAAATGGTCCTATTATCAAAACTTGCCATTGCGTAAGCTTGATGATGCAGCCAAAGAGCAATACGAAGCCGTACTTCGCAAAGCAAAAGTAGCCCGGATCAAATAAAGGAAAACCATGCAAGACATTTCAGAAGACATCATCAAAGCCAAAGATTTACTCAAAAACATTGAGATCATGATGTCAAATCCATTGTTAACCGGACGTGACAAGATCTACAACGAGATCATAAAGCTGGACAACTGCGTACTTACAATGCTTTCAAAAATGGAGCAAAAATGAAAAATTCAGATTGGGGTGCGTTGTTTGGGCTGGGATTGGTTATCTTGGGTGGGATTGGGTGGATCTGCAACATTATTGAGATTGCTCATGCCGATCTAGTGACTGGGCTTGTGATCCTTCGTGTAGTTGGCATATTCATGTTCCCATTGGGAGCCGTATTGGGGTGGCTATGAATTGGGCTGAGAAGGTTGCATTGACTACTATCTAAGCGGGTTCCGTTAACGCTTCGATTTTCCAACAATCTTTTTTCGCATTTCGCTTTCAAACTCGTAGTCTTCTCGACACCAGTTATCGCAAAAAGCCCGGTCATGAAGCTGGGCATTGCAGGACAAACAGTATCCAGTGGTCTTATGTTGCCTTGGATACTTATGTTTTTTTTCTTCCAGCTTGTCGTAAATAGCGTCCATATCAAGACCGGGGAAATGCTTTGTCATGCTAATCCTGAGAGGAACTCCGAAGCTTCTGCTTGTCTACGTCTTAAAAGTCCAGCCATGTGTTTGCCCCCTGCCATATCCCACTTTTCAAATTCGGCAGCAGCTCCATGAATATCGCCAGCGTTTACCTTTTTGAGCAAGGTTGAAGCAGTAAAGTTTCCAGCACCAACGTTGAATACGAAGTCCACAAGAGCGTCAAATTCTTCTTGGGTAATGTCCCCCGTCACTTTTGCGTTAACGGCTGCAGCAGCCTTCTGAACGTCTTGCATAAGCAATTCTTCGGCTTGCTCTTGAGTAATTGTCAGTCCGGGGTGAACTTCAGGTCCAGTATGACCATAACCAATCGTCCAAGGAGCCCCGCCAGTTCCGGGATCAGGATAAGCAGTAAGCTTACAGCCTTCAAATTGTTCAGTTAAATGAAGTCCGTTTTTTGAATAATTCATAACTAATCACTTTTTCTTTATTTATTTAGCTATATTTCCACCAACAGGATAGGTTGCTCCTGCTGGAGCTTGAGTAAATGCCTTTTCACCTTGTCGAACATGACCATTATTCCAAGGGCTTTCCATAATCGGACCATAGCAACTAGCTAGTTTTACGCCATTAATTGATTTAGCTTGAATTTCACATATAAAACTCCACATATTGCTCATGCCTGTTGTAGGTGTTTGTCCTATTGTAAAAGTTCTAACAGTTGCGGTAACAGTAGTCCAGCTTGGACCTTGTGGATAACTTGTTTGTGGAGGAATTCCAAACAAAGACCAAACTTTATTAGGGGCATGATCGCAAGATCCGTTCATAAGATCTAAATTGGCAATAGAATCCCCAGTCAAAATCGGGCAAACTGCCACGCCTTCTCGAAAAGTTTTTCCTTGAACTGTTATGGTTTTTCCAGTAGGAATTGCAGCAGAAGCAGCGCATAAAGCATATTCTTGATTTTTACAAATTCCAATGTTTGCTGAATGAGCATTTAAAGAAATAAAAAATAAAACAAAAAGTATTTTTTTCATTTTGCTACCTTTTCTAAAAAGTCGTATTGGTTGTAACAGGCTTCAAGGGCTGATCTGATTTGGTCTGCTCGGGCAGCTTCCCGGATAAGAAACTCTCCATCTTCGGCATAAAGGGTTGCCCCAGTTCCACACGTTGAAGCGTTGGTGGCTTCAGATTTGGGTCTGCTGGGACGGTTCCGCAGCTCGACAAGAGCATTGGCAAGCCGAGTATTAATAGCGTTGATTTGGTCATTTTTGTCCTTTTCGATTTTATCTGCTGCTGCTTGGTGTTGGTTTTTGAGCTTTTGAGTCTCAAGCACTTGATCGGCTTTATAACGATCAAAGCGAGACGCTTCAAAGCTGTATCCAAGATACCAAGAAAATGCCAAAGCAGCTACTGCTGCAGCCAACTTGACGTAAGTAAGGATTGGCAATGGAAACATTACTTATTGTCCTGATCTTGATACCAACGAAACATTTGAACTGCAATTCCAATTCCCATTAACCATTTTCCATAGTTGTTTGGGTCAATTACGTTTTGCAATACAGAAAAATTGGTTTCTACATAACCCAAAATCGTCACAATAAATCCCAGCCACATGAGCTTAGATTTGTGAAGGGGCTTTCTCATTTTTTCTTAGCTACGGTCTTTTTTGCTGCTGGCTTTTTAGCTGCAGGTTTTGCAGAAGTTTTAACTGTAGGCTTTGCAGCATACTTTTTAACCGCTACTTTTTTAGTTGCTGGCTTACGCTTGACGGGAGTTTCAGCAGAATCTGCAACTGCTACAGGTGCTACTGATCTAGGTCTTAGTAGTGCTGCGATCTGCTTAAACATTATTTATCCGCCTTTGTATCAAGTTTGTCGAGTATTTTGTCCAACTTTAGAAATATTTGATTGGTAACGCTTTGAAAATCTTCACGCTTAACGTAATGATCTGATACTTTTACCTCAAGATTATTGATTTGTCTTGCGAGGGTCGATTGGTCAAAAACAATCTTATCTTGATTTTTAGATAGCTCTTTGGACCACCATCCGATTACACCGGAAGCTGCAGTGGCTAAAATCGCTATTGAGGCAACTATTGCTGACCAATCCATGACACTTACTCCGCAGCAGGTGTATAGGCTTCTGCTTCTGCAGTTTTAACCTTTGTTTTTGCTGGGGCTGGTGCTTCTTCGACAACAGGAGCTTCAGCAGGAATGCTGGCTTCAATCTCATTAATCAACTTACGTATCTCTTGACGAACTTCTGAAGACGCATTAATGAGGAATTGCTTGATTGAAAACATGATTTTTCCTTATATTGTTAATTTTTAAAAAGTTTTTACTAAAAATACATTTACTATTTTTTAATACAATTCAGCCCAAATATTTGGATTTTGTCCAACGCTATTGTAAACTTGGTATGTTTGTCCGGGAGGAACAATAAAAGATGCTTGTGTTGTTCCAAAAAAATCTCCCTCATCAAAATTGACTGTAGAAATTGCAGTTCCATTAACGTAAATTACAAGAGTTGGGTTTGTTCCTAAAGTATCTCCAAAAGACACATTGACAGAAATAGGATAAGAATATGGATTAGTGTATGTAGTATTGACTGATTTAGAAACTTGATTCCATGTTTCTCCCGAAATACCTAATCCAAATTTATAAGTAGAAGGAATGGGAGTAAAACCTAATGCAGAAGTAACATCTAACGCATTCAAAGTAACTGCGCCAACTCTACTATTAAAACTTGCTACTTTTGCTGAATCAGCAAAATAAATATTTGTGCCGTCACCGTAAACATAGGTAGAAGCACTTTGAGTTAAAGTAACCCCAGTACCCGAAGCAGTTTTACCTGTAAGGGTATAAGCTCCGCTAGTGTTGTTAACTACAATCCATTCTCCAACAATGGCAGGGAATATCAAATTGCTGCCAGCAGTCAAAGTGCCAGTAACTTTTACGATTGGATAAGCCGATTGAAGCTGTGTAAGCGCCACTGTGGAGCTTGACATTGCAACAGAGGTAAGACCTTCAAACGTCAAAGAAACCCAGCCAGCTCCTCCTGCATCGGGATTGGTAGTATTGTTTTCTATAGAACTCATCCAAAGACCAGCAAAACTTGTGCTTTGAAGAATTGCTCCTTTCGGATAACCCCCTATGACACCTGAAAAAGTAGAGTCATAAAAGAAAAAGCCTCCTGCTTGTTGCCATTGTTGAATTGCTGTTATTTCATTCAAAATTCCATTAAAGTCAGCTCCAAAAGGAGGCACACCGCCAGCACTAATAGCCTGAAAGGTTAAAGGTGGAAATCCATCTGTAAGAGACGCTTTGCCGTTTGTAATACCAATTTGGGAAGCTACTGGTATTGTGTTGACGTATCCCGAACTTGCTGCGTACGCAAAAGGTAAAGGGATTTTTGAAGGTATGTTAGTACTTTGCATATTTGATCCTATTAATAAGTGACTGTTACGGCAACGCCAGCAGGTCTAGGGAATACTCCCGAATTTTCTACAATAGCCAGTTGCAATGCGTTTGGCACAAAATTGAAATGATAAGTAAATCCTTGATTAAGTGTATCAATAACATACGCTACACCATAAGGACTTCCTGAAATAGATTGTCCAAAGAATTTTTGAAGCAACTGATTAATTTGAGGAACTGATAGATTGCCAATATTGACCGCAGCTTTAATTAAAATTAACTGCCTATAAACGTCATCTGACAAATAATAAGTGGTTGTTGAGCTAATGGTAGAAAAAAATGGAGCCTGTCCAAAAGGTTGTGGACCCGTAGTTGCATATCCCGATAAATAAGCTTCATCAAATCCCAAACAATTTGCCGATCCCGGAATTTGAAGATAACGAGAAACATTAACAATTGCACCCCAAATATCTAAACCAGTGCCAACGGCTGTATAGACATCCCAAATATTTACATAAAAATTAGCAATATCAGTAGCAGGATCAACTGCACTATTGTAAGAACTAAGCAAACCGTCAATCGTTGGAGAATCACAATATTGACTTAATATGGTTTGTTGCCAAAGAGGAATGACTTCTACTGTTGGTTTTGGGGCTATTTGCTTATTTGCAAAAGAAGCAAAAGGCGAACCTGAAAAGGGAACTAATCCGTACATAAGTTATACCAATGCCACCGCAATATTAGAGGCTGAAAGGGTTGGCAACTGATCTATGCCGAATGCAATAGATAAGGTAGACGGACTTGCAGAAGCTCCCAAATAAACCTCAATTACGTTAACGTTTGGACTAATCGCATTGATGTTTGCGTAATATCTGCCTGAATAAGTCGTTGAGTTGATTGTGACCGCAGTTCCTCCGTCTTGTCCATTAAATGAAGCAAGAACAGCATTTTGGACAAGTTGAGTAATATTTGAAGGCAACAACGGACTATTTTTGATATTTACAGTGAAATAAGCAGGTGTTGATGTTGGAGTCAAATAAGTGACGGTATAAGGAATTGGGCTTGCGTAAGTATTGTCATAAACGGTAACAGTTGTATTGCCGTTGTATCCGCAGCCCGGTGGTTTTTTATTCCAAATAGCAGTGGCAATCGCTGAAGACGTACCGCCAGCCACGCTAACGCAAATAGAATGCGCTGCCAATGGATAGCTAGTGCTGCCATAGTTTACGGTTGAGTTGGTTGAGTTATCAACAACTACGGCTTGCAATACGTTCGGAACCGCTAAAACGGCTGCCTGAATAGACTGAATAGAATTAACGGCATTTACTGCAACGCTTGATTGTCTACGGAATTCAAAGGCTGCACGAGATTCAACTGCATTGCCAAGAGCTCCAGCAGCAGGGTTAGAAACAGTATTCCATCCGGCAACGGCTGTATATATATTATTAAGAGATCCAATAGGACAAGCAATCGGTCCAGTAGTTTGATTTTGAAATTCAACTGTTACGCTACCACTGGAGGGAATTGTGGCTGCAGCAGTAGAGGCATAAAGGTATCCGCTAGTATCTTGAGCAATAGAACCCAAAGGAATAACTGTACCAACTGCACCTACGCAAGTTGCATTTACTACGGTTCCCGAAGCTTGAATTCGGGTCATAAAGTAAATGTAACCAATAGCATCTTGCCAAATACCCGAAGCAAAAGCTGGGTTTACTTGATTAGCAATATAAGCAATTTGATTGTTTTTATCGCCAATAATTGCCGTTTCAGTTTGAGCTAACTGACCTTGAGGGGTCGTAAGACCGGGGTTTACGCCACCACCAAAAGCTGCATTAATGTCAGCTTGAACTCCAGCCAAAATATCTGCTTCTGCTGGCAGGACGGGTGCGCCATTGGTCCATGTAATTGACGGTACGTTAGTGCTCATTTATCCTCCAAAAGCCACATTATTTGCGACTCCATCCGTATCTATAATTTGAATTTGCCCAGCCAAAGAACGATTTTGGAAGGACGTAAAAGTTGCTTGAGCTGCAGCTACGTCAGGAACCGTTAAAGCTGCATCCTGAAGTTTTTCAGCTACATATTGCAAGGGAGGAAACCCCCCAAGAATTTGCTGCCAATAGGGTATTCCCTGAGTAGTGTCGTACCAGCATTCGCCTAAAAATGTACGAGTAACTGAAGCCACGTCTTGCGCTATTGCATAAGGTGCGCCAGCTAAGGCAATGTTTCCATTGAGATCGAGAACCAAATCCCAAGCAGTCTGATCTAGCAGTAAGGTATTGTGAATTATCGTCATACTGGTTGCCCCGTATTGCTTCCACCAGATTGAACGCCAGAATGAACGTGAGTGTGGAGGCTCGTTCCCTGACCTTTAACATCACCCGTTGCCGTAAAGGATCCAGTATGGGACCAAGTACCGCTTGAGCTAATGTTTGGTGCAGTTATTGTAACTTGAGTAGGAGAAAGTATGGTAATTCCTGAGCTATTAAATTGGATGTATTGCGTAGGAGCTGCGCCAATAATGGTCATCAAATAAACCATATCAGACATATCATTTTTACGGTTAGAGCCGGGAGCTGCAACTGCGCCAGTGCTTTTTACCGTTGAAATGTCTCTATCGCAAACTGTGCCTATACCAATATCACCGACAACTGGATCAAGAATTACACCATTTGATCCACCTTGAATTCGCATATATGGGACATTGTAAATAATCCCATGAGCCCAAGCCTGACCATTACCGTCAACTGCGCTGACCAAAGGCTGAACGTCAACATGACCAATAGCTGAAACGCCACCGCTATTGCTAACTGCAACAACTTTTACTGGAATTGCAGTTCTAAGACCCGATAAAGCAGATCGGACAATAAAGTCCATGCGCCCCACGTCTGAAGCATTATCTGCCGGGACGTGATTAGTTTGAATTGGTTGATTAGTTCCTTGGGACATATATTGCTGGACTTAATTTAGAAGTTGTAAACCAAGGACCGTCAGGGGTTAACGTACTTAATTCATGAGTCGCATATTGAACTGGAAACTGTCCGTTTGCTTTTGGTAAGCCTGAAGTCAGGTTGATTGTCCTGCCAATAGCAATAATTGGATTGAATTCAGATCTAACAGTAAATCCAGCCTCCCAATAATAAGGATAGCCAATAAGCCCAGTTTCAGGACTTAAATCAACAATAATGTCATCTCTTACTCCACCATTCGGGAAAATTGTGATTGAATTGTTTTCAATAATCAAAGGAAAAGACGCAGCTCTTGCAACGGTTTGAATTTGATCTATCAATGATCCTGACAAATATTGATTTTGAATAACGGCATGAGCTCCTTTGGGATTATTAAAAGTCCAATCGGAGCCAAGCAAATTAGTTAATGACGCAATAATATCTTCTGCGTTTTGAGCACCTTGATAGGTATTTGGCGCAGAAGGAGCTCCTTTATTGTTATATCCAGCCACTGCAGCGCATACAAAACTCACCTCGGGAAGATTTGACAAGTCAATAAAGCTGGAAATCAAAGTTCCTGAAAATACCTGATTTAAGGTCCCGCCTTGATCTCCTGCTTCTACAGTGATCGCTTGATTTTGAATCGCTACCATATTTGAGCCAGTGCTTGAATATTGGTTCATCTGATCCAAAGTCATTCCATAAACTTGCATTTGAAGCTGTCCAAAAGCATTATTTCCACCGGGATTTGTAATGACGGCTGAACACCTCAAGCCTTCCAAAATCAAAGGCTCTGCATCTTCACTGGAAAATGTCAGGTTTATCTGACGGACTGCAAAGGTCATGATTGATAAATTAATTGGTAACGAGAACCTAAACCAGTGTAATACGGGTCATCTGTTCCCTGAGTGTCAAAAAATGCCAGTTGACCTGAAAATCCGTAGTAAGCTTCACGAATCAAGCCTACTAAATTTAGGCAAATTACGGAATTTACGCAAGGATTGTTATTGACAGTCATGTCAAAGTAAAGTCCATTGCTTTTTTGAGATAGGCTAATAGCACAACTTTGACCATTTAACTGAATGGTAAATTTTTGAGCAGCAACGGCAATAATTGGAATTGTCTGAATTGTCATTCTATTCCTATGTTTGATACTGAAGAAGCGTTAAATGATCCAAAGCTTCCTTTAGGAGTATTTGGAGAAAGCTGACCAAGGCTAGTGCTACTTGCTCCCGAAGGGGAAGCAGTAGGAACCACTGGTTGCTGAGCAATTCTGATCTCTTGAAACCATAATTGAGCAATGATTAAAGTTGCCCCTTGTCTTGCTTCTCTGCGATAGTCAACATGAATAAGGTTGCAGCTTTTATAAGTACCGTTCGGAGTAACCACGCTGCAAAGAGTCAAAGAGCTTAAAAGCTTTTCAATCGCTGCCAAAAACGCTTCCTTGCTCATTTTCCCATTACCGCTACACGATACTGTCACCCGACAATCAAAAGGCATAGCCACTTTGTTATAGCTTTGAAAACTACCTTCCTCAAGCGGATAAATAGGAATCTTGTATTCTTCTCGATATTCAAAATCGACAAAAGAATCGGGGGTTAAAAGAGCTGATCCGTTTTCGTCAACAATGCCCCAAGTTGTCCCAAATAAATTGAGAGGAAGAATTTCTCCGACAATAGTTAAGGCTGCAGCCACAAATTGAGAATTGTTGCTACGAGCTAAAGCGGGTACTCCGGGTAAAGCTGGGACATTAGGGTAAGGAATATTTGGCATTATCTATTTCCCTGTACGCCTAGATTAATCAAAGAATTATTTTGCAACGCACCACGCAAGCCATTAGCAACGCCATTGGCATCAGTAGCTTGAGTTTGTACGTTGATTGTGTTGATATTGGTTTGTACGTTGGTTCCTGCGCCACCGCCAGCACCAACTGGAGCCGTTGCTTTGGCTCCGACCATTCCTTCATGAGCAGACATTGCTTGCTGCACTGCAGCCAATTCGCCCATGCTTAACGGTTTATTAGGATCAATTCCAGTCTTTTTAGCAACGTCAGCAATGTACGCATTCGTATTGGCTGCACCGTTATCGCCAGCAGGAGACCATTTACTAACAATTCCAGCGATAGTATTTGTACCGCCTTTTGCATAAGACATAAGCAAGGAAGCCATAGCGTCCTGACCTGTCTTCATATCAGGGAAAATGGCAAAACGTCCATCGCTACCAGTCGCCCCATGCTTACGAGCAAAATCACCGTACTCAATATTTCCGGGATTGTTATTTCGCATATTGCGAGGAAGACCGGAAGCAGCACCGCCTTTTCCTGAAGCCTTGTCTTGAGCTGCATAAATACGAGCAATTTCCTCGTCTTCACCTTTGTTTAAGCCTTCGCTATGGAATAGCAATGCAGCAGCCCCAAAGAGCTTAGAAAACGCTGCTGTGAGCCCCTCTCCAACGGATACGCCAACAATCTTCAAAGAAGACAGTGCGCCTTGCAAAGTTAAAGCTGCGCCCCCAATCAAAGTTAACTGGGAAAGGAATCCGTCCAGCTTTTTATCGGCATTGACAAACCCTTCAAAGAAAGCCGTCCCGCCTTGGAGAGTTGCGCTCAATGCAGGATAAAGCTCGTCCATTAAGGCATTTTTTGCCTTGGAGAATGCTTGACTGGTTTCAGCCCATTGCTGCTGCAGCTTTTGGGCATTTTTGGTATTTTGCTCAGTTACGCCTGAAAGCTTGTATTGCTCGTCATAAAGCTTATGAACTGCGTCAGCACCTTGAGAAAGGACCATATAGGTCTCTTTATTCATTCCTAGCTGCTGAGCTAAGGTCAGCGTAAGCTGCTCACCGTTTTCCGCTTTAAAGCGTTTTAAAGCATCTGCCAACTTGTAAATGTCGACAGTACCTTTATTGATGTCTACCGCAGCCAATGCCCCCAATCGTGCCAATGGCGTAAGAATGGCAGCATCACCCAGCTTAATGCCAGCAATCCCTTGTTGCATCGCTTGAATGGATGACTGAAAGGTTTCAGCGTCACCGCCTACTGTTTTTAAAACACCGCCCCAAGCATCGAGCTCTCGGGCAGACATTTGGAATAGTTGAGCATTTCGACCAAGAGCTGCATTGGTCGTTGTCGTTTGCTGAGCAAAGTTCGTAAAACCTTTTATGCCGACAAAAGCGACTCCAAGGGAAACTAGGGCATTCCGAGCCTTTTCAAAACCGTCACCAATGTTTTTGGAGCCTTGCTGAGTATTTTTAGCCGTCTTTTGGGCTTGCTCGTCAAACTTGCGAAGTTCCTCTACGGACTTCTTTTGAGAAGCATCAAACTTGGATGTATCTAATCCAAGCTCAATTAATAAACTGTCTATGACCGTTGCCATTATTTTTGATTCACTATATAAGCATTATGCCGATCAACAGCATGAATCTCAAGGAGTATCCACATATCCTCAACACCATAGACAGTATCAAGTTCATGGAGGGTAGCCAGTCTTGACGAGACTACTGTTGCTATCGTTTTCGGGGTGGCTTGATACTCAACGAGCCGATTGTTGCTTGTGCTTGCGCTTCTGACTCCGAAGTCGACTTGTCTGCGTCTAAAAAAAAATCCATGTGCAGATCCCAAATTGCTTTACGCAGGGATAGTCGAGTTTTTACTTCCTCGATGTCATCTTCAATTAATGGACGCTTAACATTGGCAGACGGGACTATTTGAACGCATCCCATCATTTCGTCCAAAAGAGGCTTTGCAGCCTCGAATGGAATCTTGAGAAGGTTCATATAGCCCACCGCCATAAGACCCGCCATTCCCTGAGCAGCTAGGTTATCCGGGATCTCAATACCAGCATTGCCGATAGCGAGAATTACCCTGAAAGCCCAGCTCTCAGCTTGTGAGGCAGACATTTCAGTGATAAGGAATTGCTTGCCCTTATCACGTCCTGCGTCCGCTACGAATGTCGCTTCTTTTCTTGCCATTTTTAATTTGCCATATTAGATTTGACCGCCAATAATGCGCTGCCAAGTAATCTCGTACACTACTGGTTGCAATGTCTTTTTAACAGCTGGAAACGGAGTTGCCATTGTTAAGTAGCCATTTTGTAAAGTATACACCATACTTGTGGACGGTAACGTAATTGAGCCGCTAGCAGAAAAAACATC